TTGTCTTCTGCGCTCCAGTGCTCGGGCGCCTGATTGCTTCTCGCTTGCGCGGCTGGATCAGGTTCTTCTGCACTGGGCCCGGTAACTTCTGGCTGCTTCGGGGCTGGATCGACGCGAGGCTTGTCGATTGCTTCACCCGGCTGGAACGTCGATTTGGCGACCCAGCGGCCCTGTTTATCGCGCGGCCGGTCATCCGACGCAAGAGGCTCTTCAGCACTCTCTGCGGGCTCGGAGGGCTGCTCGGTCTCGGGGGCAGCGTTCTCGACTTCGTCGTAGGCGGCTTCTGCGATTTCCCTAAGGCTCGGTTGTGACGGGGCGGCGCCGTTGCTGTTGCTGTCGGACATCTCTGGCTTTCTTGAAGGCTACGGGGGTATCCCGGGGGTCGTAACTTCCGGAACGGTGGAGATCGCGCTCGCGCTGACGGGCGGAGGAAATGGTGTTGTCGTTGATCGGGCTTGGATAGCTCTCGAATGACAGCACGGCTGGCGCCGGCAGCTCGGACGCCGCGTGGCTTCCGGCAGCTGCGGGCCGGTATTGCTTGGCGATGATCCGCCCCTGGTAGAGCACGTAAACCGGCATCGTCAGCCCTTGTAATGATCCAGCACTGCGGCGGTGGCCCACATGCAGGCTTCCTCCAGCTTGGTGAAGGCGAGCGCCATGCGGCGATCGCCGGGACGCGAGCCCATCGTGGTGCCGTCGAGCTCGTGCAGCTGCTGACGGAACACGCTCTCGGCAGCCTTGAGCCGCTCGAGCCGGGTGAACACCACCGCCTTCAACAGCTCGCCGGTCAGGGGATCGACGGGAACGCCAAGACCCGGCAGGCTCATCTGTTCGTTGGGGCGAAAGCTGCTCATGACAACCCTTACGCGTATGTGAACTTGACGCCGGTCGGGCTGGAGCCCTTCGGCGTGGTGACGATGACGTCGTAGGCACCCGCGGTTTTCGCCGGCGAGGAGCAGGTGATGGTGTTGTTGTCCACCACGTTGACGGCAGTCGCAGCCGTACCGCCGAACGTCACCGCGGTGGCACCGGTGAAGCCGGCGCCATTGATGGTGACCAGGGTTGCGCCGGCCACGCCGCCGTTATTGGGGGCCAGACCGGTCAACAGCGGCGGCGTAGTGGCGTCGGGATACGGGGTTTTCGGCGTGATCGGGCCGGTGCGCCCGGCCTGACCAGCGTAGATCCCGTAATCCTTGCCAAGGTCGTCTACGATCGGCCGCGGGCCGCCGACCATCGTCGCCGCCTTTCCGGCCTGAGTGCGGATTGGATACGGGGTGGAAGTGAAGGCGCTATCCTTGCCAACCACCGGCGTCGACAGGGTGGCAATATCTTCCTCGTTGCCGTAAACGCCCATCGACCAGTCCGCAGGCGTGTCGTAACGAGGCTTGAGAATATTCTCGTTGGCCGGCGTCAGCATCGCCGGGGTGATCGGCAACGGGTAGCGGATCATGGCCATGGGCTAAGTCCTCGGCTGGTTCTGCATCGGCCCCGGCTGCGGCTTCGGTTTGTCGTCCCGGTGATCGGCCCGCCAGGCCGCGTTCCGGTCATCGACCGCAGGCGCCCTGCCGGCAGGGCCAGAACTTGATCCGGGTTTGGCCGAAGGCTTGTCGGTGACGCCCTTGATGCCGTGCGAGAAGGTGGCGCTCTCGGCGGGGGGTGGCGGATCGCCGGTCGGATAGGGCGTGCGCGGGCCGATGCCGAGGTCCTCCATGGTCGTAACCAGACCCGGCGAGCTCTCGGACTGGGCCATCGGACCAACGCCCATGCTCCTGTTGCCGGCGTCCTTCTCCTGCTCGGTCATCATGTTCCTGGCCGCGTAGACATCGCCCTCGATCCGGTCGCGCTCGGCGGCAGGGCGGGTGTCCTTTGGCTCGGTCCGGTTAGCCGGGTTGTTGGGATCCTGATCGCGGTTGTCGATATGGCCACCGCGCTTTTCCTGCTCGCTGCCATGGCCGGCAGGAGCAGAAGCCGGCTTAGGTGCTTCAGCTGGTCTCGCGGGTGCGGGGCGCTGCGGCTGCTGAGGCTGTTGCGGCAGCGAAGCCGCAGGGCGCTGCGGCGGTGAGGATGGCGGCCTGGGGGTATCAACCATGGGTTTGGCTCCTTACGATGGTCGAGGGACGGGTTGTGCACCCGGACCTGGAGGTCCGACATGCGGCGGGAGTTGGTGCGGCTGCGGGGCCTGCGCCTTCGGCGGGCCCTTGCCGTTCGCACCGGGAGGCGGGGCTCCCGGCGGCGGGGGAGGCGGGCGCATCGAAGCGCCCATCGGGTCAAGCTGCATGAACTTCATCAGCACCTCCTGGTAGCCGTTGATCAGATCAACAACCCCTCTGCTGTGCCGCACCGGATGCAGCATCATCTTGATCATCTCCAAGGTCAGCTGGATGATCATCGGCGGCGGCAGCAGGCCCGTGGCCAGCAGCCCCTGCGCCGCGGTCATGGTGGCGCCGATTACCTGCATCACTTGCGCATTGGACTCTTTTTCGGTGGTCTCATCGAACTCGACCGTGCTGTCGGTTTCGATGTCGATGTTGCAGGTACGGAGGAAGTCGCTTCGCAGCACCGCCATCACCGGCGGGGTGACATCCTCGCCGGTCATCCGGGTCAAGGTCTGGGCGTCGAAATTCTGGGCGATGATGTCCGCTTTCAGCTTCATCAAGTCGCGGACGAAGTTTGCAACCGAAGATTTAACGCCCTGCATCCGCCCGGTGCCCATGGTGCCTTTAATTCTTTGGGCCGTAGCGGTTTCGTAAGGATTTGTAGCGCCCCTTACGATGTCGGCGATGCCGATGATTTCGTAGATCGCGTTCTTCTGCTGATCGCGGGAAGCGTACAATTCCTTGAGCGCGTTGACCCACTCCAGGATCGGCACCAGCCAGATGTGGTTCTGCAACCCTCCCGACATCAGATCGACGCCGTCAACCGGCAGCATCTTGCCGTCGTCGGCGGTGAGAAGAGCTGCGATATCCTTGTTGGCGGCGTTGTAGCCGCCTCGCACCTTGATCTTGGCGGTGAGGTCAGAGATCCGCCGCGAGGTATCGTCCAGATCGGCAGCGAGCGAGGCGTAGAGATCATAGAACGCCTTCGGGATCATGGTGTCAGTCGAGGTCACCGCATAGATCGGCTTCGGGATCGGGTAGAAGCCTTCGAGGCCTAAGCTGTCGGCATCGACCCGAAGCGCGATGCCGCCGTTCTCGCGGATCAGCCAGATGATCTCCTTGGTTGACCTGTTCCAGACCTCCCACACCATCGCCTTGCGGATGACCGCATCCAATCGTGAAGCCGTCTTCGGCGCGGCACCGCCACCGACCGGGGACTTGGCGGCGCTCTCCTCGGTCCATCTGAACAGGTCGGAGATGCGGTTGTTGGCCTGCAGCTTCTGCAACTCCGGGCTGTCGGAGAATTCAGCCAGCAGAGATTGTTGATCGAACAGGTGGCGAAAAGCGATCCAGCTGACATCCGAATGCTGGCGCACCGGGTCGATAAGAATGTCTTCCCAGAACACGTACTCATCGTCCACGGTCTCCCAGACTTTTACCTCTTTGGATTGTGGCTCGCCGGTGACCGGGTGCTGCAGCTGACCACCCATCACCGGGTCGTCGACCGGGACCTGCTTGAGCACCGGCTTCCACCTGACACGGCACACCCCGCGGCCCGGCAGCAGCATGTCCCGCACCGCGCATTTCACCGCCTCGTGAGAAGCCTCGTCGGAGACCACGATCTCCAGCGCCTTCTCCATCACGGAAGCGGCAGTCTCGATGTCGTTCTGCTCCGGCAGCCCCGGCGGGGTCGGTGCGGGGAGCGAGGGGGTTGCAAGGCCCGGAGGGCCCGGAGGCGGCCCGCCACCTTGGGTCTGGGGCGACATCTGAGGCGGCGGGCCTTCCATCCCTCCGGCCGGCCCTCCTGGGCCTCCAGCAGCCGCAGGGAAGGCGACACCAGCAGCGGGAGGGGGAGGGGGTGGACCAGGAGGAATGGGGCCAGGAGGGCCTCCAGGAGGCGGTGGAGGGCCTGGAGGTCCGGGTGGCTGTGGGACACCGGGCGGCCCGCCAACCGCACCAGCGAGCCCCGCAGGGCCTTCTGGGGGCATTCCAGGCGGCATCATGCCCGGCGGCATCCCCGGCATCCCCATTCCCGGCGGCATCGCCCCGATCGGGTCGGAGGTCTTCTTGATGAAGCGGCTCTTGACCACCGGATCCGGCGGTTTGCTGTAAGCCGCCGGAAGCATCACTTCCGTATTCGCGTACAAGATGTTGAAAACGCTGGCGTTATCCTGCCGGGTGGCGTACGCGGACTGGGCGTTGTACTTGCCGGAACGGGGCCGGGTGATCGGAATATCGCCGCGGTAGATCTGGACGATGTCGCGGCCGCGGGCACGCCAGTTCTTCTCGGCACGCTCGGCGTCGGAAAGCGCCCGCTCCCACCAGCCGGTGTCAATCTCCGTGGTATCGGTTACGGCAACCGGGGGGACGTCGGGGCGATCGGCCTCGGGGGAGACCGGCGCAACATTCGGAGGGCGCTCTTCGCTCTTGTCGAAGGACGTCGAGGGCATCGTCGCTCCCGGCGGGGAGCGCAGGGTTCATGGAGGTATAATCCTAGGCGTCGAGTTCGTCCAGCTTCAGCGCGTTGCGAACCAGCAGCGGGTTACGGTCCTCGTCGGCTTCGAGACGGTTGCCGAAGGGCCTGGACATGCAGGCGTAGCGGATGTCGTCGGGAGCGTGGTCCTCGCTCTCGGTATCAACATCCTCCGGGCGGTTCTCATCGTGTTGCATCATCGGGATGGTGCGGATTGCCGCCCGGCAGTGATCGAAGAAGAACATCAACGGATCACCGTCGGGCGTCCCCTGCAGCCGCCATCTGACCTGATCCCAGCCGCCCATTCTTTTGGGGGTGGAGACGCGGGAGTTGTCGGCACGGCGGAAGAACACCCCGTGTCTGGCTAAGGTCTCACCGATTGAAGGTCCGGAGACGACGGCGAAAGCAGCGGGATCAAGCACGCCGTAGGATATCTTTTCGCGCTGCCCTTTGTCGTTGGTCTCGCGCTGCACGATGCCTCGGGCGACCGTATCGGCAGGCAGCTGCAGTCCCTTGTTATCGTGTCCATCGGCACCGTACCACTCGCGATAACGGACCAGAGCGCCGCGGGGAAGAGTTTTGCCGCGGTAGAGCATATCGTCCTGCACAACCGCCCACCAGCCGATCGAAAACGGAGAGGCAGAACCCCAATCCATGCTACGGAAGCGGATCCAGTCGGCGGGGATGGGGAAGGGAGCGATGACATGGCGTGCCGGTTCAAACTCGGGGAAAAATGCGCCTTCGATGATGCTCCAGTCACCGTTGAGCCAAGCACGGACCAGAGCCGGAGAGCCGGCAGCGCGCAGCCGGTTCGCGATGAATGCATCTTCTGGCGCACTCCAGTGTTCGAGCGCCAGGGAACCGGCAGTCGTGTGCGTGCGGTCGGCGGTGCCGATGTTCGCTTTGAGCAGGACCGGCATGCCGTGCAGTGGTCCGCGCACGCGGCCCTGCTTGCGTTCGGCATCGAGGCCGTCGGCAATGGTGAGCGCGT